TTGGAACTGGTACGGATCAAGAAAGTGTGCTTGTCTACTCATTTTCCTCTCACCCTTTTCTTCCTCTTCCGCTTTGTACTGCCGTACATATATGCTGCCATGTTGCCCGGTTTGAATCCTGCAGACTGTTTTCTTTGGCTGCTAAAGCTGTATTTTCCTCTGTCCATGCTTACTCCCTTTCTAAACTCCACCATGCTTTCGAGTTCTTCCCATATCCGGTTGTCTGTATCTTTATTTTTAATTCGTTTCTCGCTTTCATGATGTCTGACCGTTTGATTCCCGCTGCATCTGACTCCATGAGCAGCTTCGCTCCGTCATATCGTCCGCCTGCCATTTTATCTTTTAACCATTCCACCGCCTTGTCATAATCGGTCTTAGATACCTCGTTGACCTTGTCCTTAATCTTTTCCAGTTGGACAGTGTTGGTGTTCAGCTTGTTCCAGATTTTCTCAAAATTCTCCTGCATGATTCTACGATTCTCTAAAATCTCATCTCTGATTACTGTAAGCGCCTGTGCCGCAGTCATCCCCTTCTTCTCCGGTTCTTTTACCAGACTTCCCGGCTCAAGTCCGAGAAGTAGACACATGGTCCTTTCAAAATCTTCTGTCTGTTCCGGGTTCTTCGCCATATTGCAGACAAAAGACTTGCTTCTCCCAAGTTCCGCCGAGAATTTCTCTTTCGTCTTGCCCTGCTTTTCTAGTTCCTTGCAGAGCAAAGCGTAATTTATTATCACTTTCTTTGGTTCCATAGTTCCTCCTTAATTTGAGTTCAACAGCTGCTCTTCCAGAGAGTCCATGTCGTATCCTCTGCGTTCGAAGTTGTTTAAGTTTCTGCTTACTGGCGGTTTTGCTGGCACTTTTTCCGTCTGCTCTTGGTTAAGATAAACATCGAAATTACTGCCGAACAGGGTTTTTGGTCTTAGATATATCCTCATATCATTAACTCCGCGCTGTAATTCCTCTTTTGTTGGCTTTCTGCCCCACTCATGGTATTTTTTATCAATCACCGTCTTAAAGTCATCCAGAGTGTATCCTTCATTGAATCTGGCTTTTATTTCCTTTTGGTTACTCTTAACATCCCATCTTAGTTTCTTGCCTGTCTTTTCATTCAGGTAAGAAATGATCTCTTTGTACGGGACATATATATTATTATCTTTTTCTTTATCTTCTTCTTTATCTATATCTGAAACAGCGACGTCAGGCGTTCTTTCAGACGACTTGTCAGACGATTTTTCAATCAAAGCCCTCTGTTTGGCTCTTCTTTCCTCTTGGTACAGCCTGTCACGCTCCTTTTTTCGTTCATAAGCATCCAATGTCTGGTGCTTGTTCCAGTTCGGGATCGTGATTATTCCCTCCACTATCTCAATCATTTTGAATTGCTCAAACGCATTCAAAGCCAACTTTACAGTAGATTCATTCATTCTAAAGATTGTAGCCAGCATCTTGTCTGTGTAGGGAATCTTGTCATTCATCAGGAATACGCCACCGTTATTTTTCTTCCCGGCAAGACATAACAACTTGAACCAGACTGTTATAATTGCATAAGCATCTGGCAAACCCTCTATCAGCAATATCTTTTCATCATCAAAGATATCCGTTGCTATCTTTATCCACTTCACTTCTGCCATTACTCATCCTCCGCAATATAGACCACCACGCAAGGCTCATCAGAATACACTTTTTCGATTTCCATACTGGTCACCTGCTTATCATCCGTATATGCGACTCCATTCAGTCCATCCAAAATGATTTTTGCGATATTATCTAAGTCTGGCTTTTTATTTGGCATTATTTCGCCTTTTAAAGCTTTCTCCTTATTCTTCTTAGACCAGCTCTCTGGAATCGGAAATTTCGCTAAAATTCGGACTCTCAGAGGGATGTCCGTGTAAAGCACGCCTATACTCTGCTTGTAAATCCTTGCAACTTCCTTTTCGTACTTTTTATTTTCTGGTGGCGTATATGTAATGACTTTAAATCCGGCTCTGCGGAATCTCGGTCTTGCTTTTCCAACCGGTTTGCCCGGAATTGTAATTACCATTTATTCTCCTTTCTGCTCCCGGAATTACCGGGAGACAATGAATCTGGCTTACTTAAGGTATTTGTGACGTACTGTGCAGCCATGAACGGGTTACAATTTATAGCGAAAGGTTACCCTTTGCTAACATAGTGAAATTCTTGTCGGAACTGCTCTTCTGTTCCATAGTGCTGCAAATAATACTCCTTGCAGCGTTTTCTTAAGTGTCGGTCAACTTTCGCTGCATTCTTCCCCGCTTTCGTTCCGTTTGGATGTAGGTCTGGTCTCAACGGGGCAATGAAGCCGTAGTCCTCCGAAAGTTCAATTTCTTTCGATGTGTGACTAAAAACATGATGCCTCTCCACTCCGTAAACTCCGGTGTACATGCAGTGATCCATATCTTCTGTAAATATGCTCCACAGCTTCTTTGGTCTGCCGGATGCTCTTTGATGACCTTTTTTCTTTTTCTTTCGCTTCGGCTTTGGGAATGCCATGTCACTGTAATCAATACTCACAGTTCAATCCCCCATTTTTGTCTAAGCTCTTCTTTTTCATCTGGGGTCAAAAGGTCTGCATCTGGTATTCCAACCTCTCTGCAATCTTCCAACACGCCTTTGATGAGTCTGCTCATTTCCTTGGTGTTATACTTGCTTGACCCTTTGTAGCATTGCAGAGTGTGTAATGTTTCAGCTCTCCCTTTTAGATCTTTTACTTCCTGTGCTCCACGATCTATCACAATCCGGAACACTGACTGTGCCAGATAGATATCTTTTTCCCTGAGCGGTATGTACTCAAAAGCACCGTGGGATTTCAATTCATTTAGGTACGCTTGCCACCTGGTGATGTCCAACTTTTCCGCTAATTTATCGAGTAACACCCACAAGTAAGAGTTTGCGTCAAGGCTTCTCTTTGCTCTGTATGGCTTTATTTCAAGCGTTAATTTCTCATAATCTTTCAACTCATCATGGGCTTGTCGGAAGTCCTCTTCGGATTTGAATAGGATGGTGTGGCAATCTATCAAACGGCCTTTTAATTTTCCTGTGAATTTCATCAATCATCACCGTAAGTCCTTTTTATTGTGCTTAACATTGTTGCAGCTTCTGTCTCGGTAAGTGTCTGCTCAGTCCTATTGTTTTCTCTCAACCAGCGTTCAAGATTGATACCGTGAGATACGCATAGATTCTTGAGAGTCTTGATTTTCGCTTCAGACGCTCTGTTTTCCCCCGTTTCCGGTATTTGAGCATACATCTTGTTGTATTCCTCTTTAAGCCACAAATCGAACCCTAAGCCGGTATGTATTGCTACGCACTTCACAAACGCCCTGCACATGCTGTTCCAGACTCTTTGCTGACTCATAGAGTTGTCTTTTACAGGGTTTGCCCCATTCATCACAGGTGTTTGCATCTCGTACACTTGATCATCTATCACAACACGGATTCTGGTCTCGTAACATCTATTTTCAACTCCGTTTTTATCTTTAAACACCGCTTTTGTCATCCTTAGGCTACTTCCTGTTTCTGGGTCTGGAATCGGAGTAAAATAAACATTTTCAGCCCCATTTTTATGTAATAAATCAATGCACATTGCCCAGTTTAAATAGTCCATACCATCTCTTTTTTCGAGGTATGGTTTTACATCTACTTTCCTCATTTCTTCATAGCTTTTAAGCATAGGTTTCCTCGCTTTCTTCCTTTACCCAACTCCCGGAGTAAAACCATTCCACCAGCATTTCTTTAAATTCTTTTTGGTCATCTGGTGTTCCATGCAAGCATCTCTCCAGTGCGTAATCAAATGCTTGGTCATCCGTTACTACCATGTCTTTCTCCGGTCCGATACCTACATACATCATTCGTCCTCCATGCCAATAATTGCTTTCACAATCTGCGCTTCCACATAATCATTTTTTAATGCCAAATATCCGATCAGTGCATCCATCTTTCCGTCCAGCCTGCAAAGACGGGAATATTCCTCTCTGTTTACAGGGATTTCTTTATTTTCCATTGCTTATCCTCCTAAAATCTGTTAATATATTCTTGATTTTTTGCCTGAGTGCTCGAGGGTTGCCGCCCTGTGACAGCACTCTTTTTTAATACCCAAACACCAGGTACCACGCCAGTAGCACCAAGATAAACCCGATCACTGCCACTCCAGCTCTGATCCAGTAAGGCTTGTCCTTTTCTTCTGGCAGCTCTACGGAGACTGACCGGATATCCCAACTGTTTAAAGCGTTGGGCTGTTGAGTAGTCTGGCAATGATAAGTTCCTTTAATTTCCATGTTCTTCCTCCTTTAATTTCACGGATTTTCTTCCTTGATACTCCAGTTCCCTGCAGTAATTGTTTAAACAGGCGATTGCGTGCAACTTTTGCTCCTCAGAATACCAACCAAACCTTTCTGTGGATTCCAGTGTCTGGATAAATTTCTCGATCTTGTTTACTGTTAGCCTTTTCATAGCTTGTCCTCCCTTCTACCGCCTAGGCGGTTTCCTCTTCTGTCCTCTTTTCGAGTGTGTAATCAATTTTCACATGTTCCTGTTCTTCAATAAGAGATATCAACACTTGCATGATTTTTTCCATATCTGGCTTCATAAAATCACCTCTCTACTATGTATGCTGGATGGATTGTCCGAGATATGTTGTCCATCCACTCTTATTTCTGGTCTGTTCCAAATCTATCAGCCATCATTTTTGCAACATCCTCGACAAGTTTAATACTCATGTTGAGCATCCTATCTACCTCGTTTTGAGTAACGCTCATGTATTTTCTTGTAATAATAATGCTTGTAACAGCAGAAACCATGATCGAGCAGATAACGCTTGCTATTACAATTTCCATGTCAGTCCTCCAATTCTACTACGAGGGCTCTTTGATCTACTTTCACCGTTTTCACGATTTTTCCGCGCCATTTGATGTTTCTTGATTCAATACTGCCTTTTATAAAATCGGTTTTCTTCAACACTCCATCTTCTGTATAGATCACTTTAAATAACGCTCCATTTTCCATCACCCTGAGCAAATCCGTATATCTAAGTCCAGACAGTTGATCTGCCTCAATACTTCCAACTGTGATATTGGACGGCTTATCGTCCTTACCCCGAATACGGACATCCATTTTTACCGAAAGCTCCGCTAAGTCTTCTCCCTCTGCCTGTTTTAGCTCGTAAGCCCTTACACAGTTGAGTTTCTTTCCGTCCAAAATTACTCCATTGTCGATTTTTACGATGCTATGCATTCTCTTTTCCCTCCTTTTCTTCTTCCTTTTTCTGACTCTTCTGCGAAGCCATAGCCTCCGCAAAGCCGAGAAAATACCCTTTATTCATGTCCGACATATCCGGCAGTGCTTGCGCCACTTTTCTGATGATTTCTTTCTCTTTCTCGCTCATGTGTACCCTCCTTATGCTACGTTCTGCTCAATTACTGGATAGATGCCGTTTTTCTTAAGCTCCTCGTATAAAAACAAGCGCCCTTTCTGTGTCCACTGCGTCTGCATTGTTACATCCGGATCTCCGTTGCTCCTTGTAATATCGATTGTTTTACTATGCACATAGCCGCAATTCTGATATTTTGAGTAGAGCACCCACTGTTTATTGACTTTGTATTGAATTTTCATGTCATTCAGAATCCGGTTAAATCGCACCGCTGACATTCCGTAGTCCTTTGCGATCTGCGTAGTCGCTACCAACGATTTTGATTCCAGAATATGGTCAACATAGTTCGCTTTCGGTGTCATTTCCTCGATTAACTTCTGTTGTTCCACTACCTGTCCTCCGAGGAATTTACACCTGTCTTTCAGGCTGTCGATGGTCTTTCCCGCCATCTTTAAGGCTCTTGCCATTACCTGTTCCGGTGTGTTCCATGCTTTCTCGAGGTCAATTAATCTTTGTCTGCATTCTCTCCCTTTGTCAGTTCTGCTCATTAGGCAGATGTGCTTTGCCATGTCTACTGACAAATCAAAATCTTCAACCTCTCTCTGTACTTCTCTTCCACCCTCGATCTGAACTCGTACTTTCAGGTACGGGTTGGAGAAATCCTCATTCTCAATAAATCCTTGCGAATTCTTTTCGAACCATTCGGAAAATCTTTTTCTGATCCCAAGAGCCTTATGAAGATCTCTGGCAGATACGGTTGGTTCGTTACCGTCTGTGTTGGTTGTAAATAATTCATTCAATACCTTTTACCTCCTATTCTTTCATTGCCGTCGTAACCTCCGTGGCGGGATTGTTTTATTTGTTGCAACATGGTAAAATCCATTTAAAGGAGGTTTACCATAATTATGTTTTGGACTACTTTTAGTCGAATATGCGACATCCTAGGATTTATAAGCTTTTTCTTATCTATCGGTATTCTGAAAAAAGTTTACGCAAAAGCCGAAAGTCAGAGAGAATCTTACAAAAATGAACGAGAAGAGTTGCTCTATGCCCTCATTGCGTTGCGGCAAAACATTTGGGACGACGGATTGTTTACATTAAGCATCCAAGATAAATTGCAGAGCAAAATATACGAATTTCAAATAAAATACTCGTTAATATCTTCGATTCGTTGTTCATTCCATTTATATAGATGTTTGCATCTTCTGAAATCCGAAATAACCGAGTCTAGCAAAAGAAAAATACGGCAAGATCTCAACTTTTTAATAGCACGCTTAAATAAAAAGGAGTAAACAAATGGAAAGAGAAAAAATATCTACATTTATCGAAAAAGTTTTCGAGAAAACACATTCAGAACAACTTTATTGGTCTGTAATCGACAAAAAGGATAATCTGTACAAGCCAACTTCGATTGAAGAAAATTGTCCGTTTTATTCTTCTAACGACTTTCACGAATTAGATAATCGTTACAGCTATTTTTCCAAATATAAAAATGGTTACATTCTGCTACTCGCTTATCGCGATAATAAAAATATTCCTTGTCCTATTCCGCCAGATAAATGCCTATTTTCTTTACGCATGCAGGATGATAGCAGTCGTTTCTCCACCGAAATTACAAACAGCTCTATCACTGATGATCACATTCAATTAACTCGCTTATTCAATCTTGTCGAAGAGAAATCAAACCGAGTTAAATTTTTGATTAACGACTTCCTCAATAGTTGATATTCCGTCATTCTTTATCGTGCCAACCTCTTTATCTTTGAGGTTGGCAATTTTGCTTTCCGCATCTTTCAACACAATAAGTTCCAATCTCTTCACTCTTCTTTCAAGCTCATCTCTCTGCCTTATTTGAGATTCCCAATACCATCGTGAAATCCACATATCATTTTCCTCCTTCCTTATATTCTGTCCTCTGCATCTTCCGGGCTTGGAACGACCTAGTTAGTCATCACCATATCAAACAGTTCATTAAACGTGTCACTGTAATACAACGGCTGCACTTCTTTCTGATTATGAGGACTGACTGCATTTTCACCGTATTTCAAACCTTTCTCTGTCAGTGATTTAAACTTCTTTACTCTTCCCTTACTTGACTGGCGTTCCTTTTCTTCCAAGATTCCGGCAGATAAAAGTTTCTTATTGAACTGCACCGCACTGATTCCGAGATTATTTTCTTTCAGCAGTGCTGTGAGTGACTTCATTGCCCTATTGCCGTTAAACTCATAATTCGGCAAGAACTCTGTCGGAATATGGTAAGAATCGTAGAAGCCTTTCAGCATCAGCAACTTGCTTGCATCGTTCATTCTCAGCATGCTTGCTACTACTTCCAGTGATTCCACCTGTTCTTTTAACGGAATGCCTACGTACTGCGTCCCTTTTTCGATGAAGTCTTTCATCTTCTCGAATGCTTCAATATATGTAGCTGTGAAAATGACACCTTTCTTTCCGGTCATTTTGTTGGCGATCATGTCGCATCCTTTCTTTGTGCAGAGGTAACATGGTCTTACTTCTCCCTTTGAATCCGTGTAAGCTGATTCGATGAAGAAATCAACCAATCCAAAATTGGATTCGTTCAAATGTTTGCAATACTCTCTTATATTTCTTAAGAGTTTTGCATGGTCTTTTCCTACCATCATTGCTACCTCTCTACTGTCGGTGAGTAGCTGACCGTTTTGTTCAAATACTGTTAAATTGTTCATTTTGCTCTCCTTTACAATTTCTTCGGTTTAATAAACTTGTCCGTATTTACATC